TCTAGGAACCCAATAAGGGTTCCTGTTGATTTCACAAGAATGTCCGGAGGAATAGGTGAAATTTCACCGCCATTGATAAATAATCTTTTGGCGATTTCACCGAGATTGTTATTATCATCACTTTTAATGGATTTTTCATATGAAATCTCCATTCCAAGTTCTGATATAATTTTCTCATATTTCTCCGCGCCACTCTTACTAGCAATAGCCATGTCATCACCGATTATACCATAGAAAGATTTATCTCTCTTGGCATAATTGATGATGGCATGATGCGTTATTGCCATGGCTGGCCAAGAGGATAACATCCCCATTGGTTGACCTACAGCATAACGTAATTGTCCTCCCGGATAGTTGAATTCTCTATCAACTAAAAGGGTCTTCCAGAGAGTACTTAGGTTTCCAGGAAGCAATTTTTCCAAGATTGCAACCTGCAAATCTACTGGCATTCTGTCTGTTGCGGCCTTAAGGTCGAAACAATACAGTTTACCCGTTTTGGAATATTTTCTCACTTTTCTAGAAATAGAATCATGAGAAAATGTCCCATCACAAGGAAACTTCTTCAAGATTTTCATAAGATAATCATGAATTGGTTTCAGCACTGTCTGGGTCCATATGTCCGGTATGCAAATTACGCGGGTCTTCCCACCTCCTTCTTGAAGGAAATGGAGTCGACCTGTCATATTTGAATATCGTTCATTTGGATTCCTTTCGGAAAGAGATTCATCATAAAGTTTCATCCAAGTTTCAAAGGCATTCGAGGTAAAAACCTCTTTTGCAAATGAAATTTGAATGTCTCTTAATTTTGAATCATGACAAGCTATCGCATCCAATATACTTGTATAACCTATAGCATTCGGCCCTTGGGCTGATGCTTTTGGTGTTACAAATATTGGATTGTGGGATGAGTTTAATTCGAAGGGTTTAACAAATCTTGTTTTGATAAATGTTTCAAAATAATTTGCTATATCCTCGATTAACTCAGCGTATCGCTTGGTTTGAGACATAGGGTTCACTTGAGTTATGGTGGAAACATCATAACTGATAGGGGCTTTCAACGTTTTGTAAAAATTACAAATTGTTAAAAGTCCTTGTCTGAACCTTAAGTCCTCCATAAGCTCATTCATGGGTTTCTTGACTCCCTTGATCAGGAAGGCAGGATATCCACGTCTGATTCTCGTCCAGAATTGTTTCTGGTTGAGAGTTGTACTTTGATCCATACAACTTTGTTGTATAAACCTCAGTATCTCCTTATGGAAAATAATTGTCTGGTTAACTCCATGGTTACTAATCATGGTTAAAATGTTAGTTAGATAATTATCACAAATCAAGTGAAGGGTTTGATCTTTATAAATAGAACGAAAGTTTTGTTTAAAAATTTCAGATTCTCTTTTATTGGTCATATTCATAT